CCCAGGGTTGGTAGCAACGCCACGTGGCGAAGCTGCGTAAGGAGACGTATCCCCCGACAAGCACAAGCTTGCCCGAAACTCATCCCTTCGAAGAAAGGAGTAAGTCTCTAGTTGTTTGGTCGCCTGTTTTAGCGAAACAATCGTTTCACTTTACAGGTGAGGCGGCCAGCTCTACACGAGCCAACATCCTCAATGTCACCAGTCTCGAGTAGCTCAGTATGACCGAGCAACAAGAGGCTAATGGCACCTTTGTCACTGAACCGCTCATGTATAACATGAGATGGCTCAGGCCTGGCAAGTCGTTCTTTCAGCTTCTGATTATATTCCTCGTAATCATAGGCTGAAGACTCGTTGCCAGAGACAATGTTAAGTCCCCACTGACCCGCTCTTTGGTAATGAGCGTGCCATTGTGTGGTTGTGTACTGAGGCACCACTGGTATAATGCCAGTGTCACCAAAGTGCACAAGACTTAACAGCGGATACCGTTTCCAGCCGACCTGTACGAGGACACCTTCTTGATGTTTCAAGAAGAGCCGCCGTGCAGTATAACTGTGAAACGATAAGAGGGTGTTAGCTAGGTTGGTAACCAAGCCAACCTGTTCCGGGGAACACACCTGGTGGCTAATCAGGTGCGCTCGAGGGTGTCTGATCGTTTCGATCTTGACACCGTAGAGATATTCCACGCCACACGACTCATAGTATGGGCCTGAAGAGGAACTCTTCGACTCATTAACTATGAATCCAAGGCTTGTTAGAATATCAACTACGAGATGGTAAATCTCCTCGGGACATATTATGTCATCCCCGTAGGCGGAGCAGCCTGAAAACTGCCCCTCGCTGGCCTTCCCAAAGTGTAGTCGGTAAGCACACTCTACTATAGAGGCGAACAGAATTGTCTCTATAGGGAAGCAGAGTGCGCTGCCCATCGGTGCGAACTTAACCAACTCAATCTTCCGCTCCATCACTGAAGCATGGGTTGACTTGGTGCCCAAGAGATACCGATAGATCGGCATTCCCTTGGTCAGCATACCGATGAGCCGCCAACTTACACTGTCGGATGCATCACTCAGGTCTATCGTGCTAAGCCGCCTTGTATAAGCACTAGCACACAGTGTCTGATTGACCGTTTGGTCATTCAGATTTGTGTACTTGCTCAACATGGGCTGGCGTCGCATGTAGGCCTGGAGTTGCCGAAGGACACCCTGTTGCAGATACATCAAGGTGGCAGGTTCCATACATATAGTACGGTCCTTACCAGCTTGCTTTGGTACGAACGCCACTTTCGCAGTTCTTTCGAATTGCTTAGGTGGAAGCTCGACCAACTGCTCCAGAGATTCGTCCTTGAGGCAGATGCGCACAGCATGATCCGTTCCGAGTTTGTGCCATTTCCTGGCACGAACACGACCGGCGTCTGCTGTGGAACCCGACCCGTGCTTCGGGAGAAATGGTTGAGTGAGCCGGAATTCACCGAGCCACTCAAACCAAATACTCCTGATCATGGGGACGTACTCGCACGTATCGAGCTGGACAGCTCGTATACGTTCTTCACATGCCAAGTACCGAGCCACTGATTCCTCAGTTGGCGCGATACATACAGGCAACCGTTTCAGCCACCCGAGGAAGGTGACGACACGGTTAAACTGTGAAGAAGGATGTACTATAAGGTTGGGTGGTACCGCGTACGAAATAGCGGATATCACTCCCCTTACCCATCGCCCTTTGTACCTCTTAGAAGAGGCTCTGTCCCATGATCCCGTGCGAACAAGTTCGTCACGGAGCTCGGAACAGAAGGCGATAAAGCCAAGCAAGTCCCGAGTACATTCCACGGCTCGTAAGAGTCGCGTAAATGCTCCTCGAGATTGATTGGAGCACGGTTGGTCCTCCAACAAGACCTCCACGCCTAACTCGTAAGAGTAGGCGAAGGATTCGACCTCTTCGTTGAGGGAGAATCCGTTGTCGAGGCCTTGACCCGTGCCGGTTCGACCGACACAGGATTTCGGCGCGGAGCGCCGTCTTTTCGGAGTGACCATTCTGCTTCGCCTCCCCTGGAGGAATCATGGTTCAGTACGGCTTCAAGACACCGCGTATCGCGGGAGTCAAGACGTCGCTGAGCGCTGTTGCTGCCGCTGGATAGAGGCAGCCCAGCATCCGCTGGACAAGCAGCGCCATGACGGTACCCGTGACCAGAGCCTGGTTAGGGTACTTCATGACCATGTGACATGAGACAGGATAGTACAGGACAGGCGCCGAAGCATCAGCGTCGTCATATACCTTCCACGTCTCTGTCAACTGACAGAGGAGCGACGAGCCCCTTGGGTCCTGGCCCTCGATAGGGTTGAGACCGGCAACGCCCGAGAAGATGTTGGCGACATCGCTGTACGCCAACCTAATCTTGGACGGCTGGTCCAAACCCGCCGAGATACACGACCGCTGGGATTCGCCTGGATCATCGCGAGTCCATCTGTAGTTCGCGACGTCCGCGAATTTCGGGGTGATGGTGGAGCAGTTCGTTGACTGCCCAGAACCAACACTCAGTGTGGCTGCCATAAAGGTAGCCCCTTTCTCCCCATCTAAGGGGACCAGCATAATGCTGGCTGAGAGTGCTTGTGCACCCCCGATTCTGGTGGATCGCACCGCTGCCTACGTTCTCTTCTTCTTCTTGAGGATGAGAACCGCAAGTGCGCTCGCAGTGATCCACTGCTTCAAGGGATTCTTGAAGCGCAATCCGAGGAACATGTCACGAGGAAGTTCCTTCGTCACCTGACGATCGTAGTAGGTATGTACCAAGTCAAGCCGATATAAAAACGGCTGCCTAAGTACATAGGACCGCGCCTTAACGACGCACTTCCGCCCAAGCACCAGGGCGACGAGAGGTAGCTGGGCCATCAGCCCAGTTTGCTCTAGTCGCACGAGGTAGTCTTGGACCGGAATGGCCCAGTCTACTACGAAGGACCAGGGGACGATATCCCACAAGTCACCGAGGTTGGGTAGGACCCCCAGCAGAGAGAGACGGGAGAGAAGATTTTCTCTCGGCTCAGATGAGGCTGCGTAGGTAACCTTCGCAGTCCACTTCTGGTAGTAAGATATACCACCTCTCGACCAACGGTCCGTCGAGTCTCCATGCCCGATCAAGTTCTCAACTTGAACGTGCCTCTGGAGCCCGGCCCAACCCCCAGATCGCAGGAAACGAATGAGCTTACGCATCTCGCCCATGGTCATAATATTCGTCTTCACCACGTAAACCCAGAGAATTCTGAGGTTCGCGAGGTTATGAAGAATATTCTTCCAATTGGCGAGCCCTAGTATCACCTTGATCAATTGCTTGATCACTTGGTAGATACCAAGGATGTCAGACAAATCGCATAGCCAATTGATGGCGGCTAATTCGATATTGTCGACAGCTGCGTAGATCGCATCGTCTCTAGCGGTCTTGTGCGTCCCTGCGTTCTGACATAGCTCTTTGGCTTCTTCAGCTTTAAGAAACTGAATTAACTCAAACAGCGGGTCAGAGGGAGGATTGAACGGTCCAAATAGATTGGTGATGTACGCGAGAACCAAGTTCTCGAGTGCAATACCTTCTACCTCGATCGCTCCATCCAACAGGGCGTTGATAGTGTGGTTACCTGACAGCGGGTCTGTAGTGACCTGAAGCGGAATAACGCACTTGATTGTGCGCTCTTCAGCCAGGCCCCTATAGGTCCACTGACAATGTAACCCAGTCGATCCAGAAACCGTCTTGACTTCACTACGACAAGAGAAGTACACGTCCACCTCTGGACGATGCACGACTCTCTCAATCGTAGTGGCCTCTTGACGGAGACTGAATATAGCATCAAAAGATGCTACTGCGAAGCCAGGCGCCGTACAGGTGATACTCCCGCTAACACTCTTGTGTTCGCAGGGTTTCTCCTGAAACGTGTTGGCTCGCACGACTGCCTTACCAGTATGGATAGACTCCATCCGGACCGCTCGCGCCACATCTGGGCCCACATATATTGTGGAATACCCAAACGGGACGAGCGGCACGGTGATCGCTAAATAGCGACCAAACTGGGGACACTCAACAAGCACGACTTTCATGGGAACTCCTTCCACGTGAAATGTACTCGAGGGACTCCCCCACCATACG